TGAACCACTCATTAGGCAGTTTTCTACTTGTCTCATAGATGTCCCAAAACTGATTCTTGCCCTTGGGCGTGCCCCCAAAGACGCACCACCCCTGTTTGTCAGATAGAGCCGGTCTCACCACGTTACCCCAAACACTAGGCTTGAAGTCGCCATATTCATCTAGGTAAAGGCCATCAAAGCCCAATCCTCGCATGGCATCGGCATTGTCTGCACCAAATAGCCTGATCTTTGCCCCGTTTAACAGTTCAATGATTAAGTCGGCCTCATTGCTTGATTTGGCTATTGGGCGTGAAAAGTATTTGAGATAGTCCCATGCCACGCTTTTGGCCTGGCTTCGGTATGGGGCTACATACCCAAACAAGGGCATAGGGCTTTTGCAAGTGATTGCCGCCCTGATGATGTCATTGATAGCCGCAACGGTCTTGCCCGCCCTTCGGTGAGCAACTAAGCAAGCCCACCTTTCGGTTCTAGCGTGAAACTCCCTAAACTGCTTTCTAGGGCTATACGGGATTTCTATGATTCCGCTTGCCATTTAATGACCATTTCTTGTGGGCCACCATTTGCGCCTGTTACTTCCGAGCGTGCCAACTTGGGCACATGGTACTCAACTACGCTTTGGAACAACTCAAACGCCTTGGCGGGGTTTGGCTTTATGTCGTTAGTTGGATCACCCTCGGCAACGGCATCAAGCCATTCTGCGAGCCTGTGAGCGTTTTGATCCACAAACAAGGCTATGGCCTGTCTTGCCTCTTGCGTGACCTTGTTGGGCACTCCTGATGGCCTCCCGTTGGGGTTATTTGTCCAACCCTTGCGGCTTTGTTTAGTTTTGTTGTTTTCACTCATTGCTTGCACCTTATTGGGTGAGGGCGTTGATTTGGTCTTTGATTATGTGTGCGAGAAAACAGGAAAATTACACACTCGACATCCTCAATTGCCTGTTTAACCGCCCTCTTAATTTAGATACTTTAGTTTGTATAGGGTTGAGTCGATGTTCTCTTGGATGTTATCCACAAGCTGATTAAGTTCTGAGTCTTGGGGTAATTGCTTTCTAATGTCCATTACGAACTTAGACAACACTTCAAAGTATCTGATTGGGTCGGGGTTTGGGGGATGGTACTCAGTGGGGAATCTTTTAAGCTGCCCGTATTTACCCATGTATGCCTCGGCATAAGCATCGGTTTGTTCTACGATTAGGTCATAGAACGTAGCAAGAGCCATGTGCTTGCTAAAGCTATTGGTTGTCCAGTGCATCAAATGGGCGTTTGTGCCGCTGTGCAGTAGTGCAAGAACAAAGTTTGAGACAAAACCCGCGTACTTATCCATGCTTTTTCCTAAAAAAAGTGGTGAGATTGCATTTTAGTACAGTCTCACCACAAGGCAACTACAATTTCAGTATACAGGAATTGGAACATCTTTGGGCCATTGATTGCTTTCAACTAAGTTATCCACAGTGCTTTGATGGGCTTTTTGCCACATTTCTTTGCGTTCATCCTTGGATAAATTCGCCCCTTGGTCAATTTCGTAATGGCATTTAAGGCACAAAGCAGCCACTAGGTTGTCATCAGCCTTAATTCCCCGACCGCGACCACCGCCCCAATTTGCATGAGCCGCTACCACCGTACCATCGTCAGCACCGCAGTATTGGCACGGAATTTCACGGGCATTACGCAGTAGGGTTTGGCTACGGATGTATTGGTGTTTTGGGAATCTCATTCAATTTCAACGACTAAATTACCGTTTGATTTTATGTAATTTCTTGTTTTCTGCACATAGCGTTCAAATTCTGCGCGGGTAATGCTTCCCTGTTGCAAATCGGCATATTCCAGTAATTCCCGAATCGCCTGTATGCCAACGCCATCTAATCCCATTTGCATTGTGTTTTGATAGCGCATAGCGGCTTTATGTAGGCTTTCTTGGGCTTTTTGGCATACGGGTAACACTTCAGGGCCAACGCCGTTCTTAGCCATCATTTCCGAAAGGTTTAGCACATCTACTAAGGTTCGCCAATCCTGTACCGTGCCATTACCCTTGGTGATTGATTCTAAAGCGGCGTATTCGGTTAGCCTTAATTTGTCTAGCAAATGTCTAGGCGTGTAACTAGCCCCAACAATGCCATGCGCGATTGGGTCAATCAATGCCCAAAATTTTTTTCGTTTAGTGTACTTACGCATTTTTACTGTTTTGTCTTAGGTATTTGCCTGTAATGCGCTTGTTCCAACATGATTGGCAAATCCATTTATGCCCCATGTCTATCCCGCCTTCGGGCGGTTTAGCGGTTTCGCATTTGGTACATAACTTGAATTTGTGTGATGTATGGGTTGCGCCCATATCAATGGATGGCATCATTTATTTTCTCCTGTTATGCCGTGCGCGGCTTCGATGGCTCGGGCAAAGTGCAATGGTGTTGTTGGGTTATTTAATGCATAGTTTTTTGCAATGCCGTTGACCTCCTCATCCGTCAGCGGCTTGCGCTGTGGTGGGGTGGTGTAAAGAGGCTTCCAATTGCCTTCGTAAGTTGGCTTTTGTCGATTCCACTCAACGTCTTGAATTTCCCCATGTTCCATGTCGTACCAGCAAAAAGGCTCATTCTTCGCTTCTAGTGCGGCTTTAATAGCGGTGATGGCTTGCTTGTGCTTTTCAGTCGCAATACCGAATCTTGGGTGCGCCAATTCCAACGCCTCCAATGCAAGGCGTAATGCTTCGTCTTTGTTCATGCTTTAACCCAAACATAAATAACCCAAGCCCAAAATGCGAAAAGCATTGAAAAGATGGTTAATAAAACTAATCTGTTACTCATGGTTCTAAAGCCCTTTCGTTTTCTTCTTTAATGTGTTCGCGCAATTTGTTCACGCCAACCATTTCCAAATCTGAAAACTGTTCTTCAGAAATCAGCGCCATTACTTCTACGCCTTCAAAAATAACGCTTTCAATGTTTTCAAAATACGGGCCGTGTTCATCTTTTTCGTATGTCATACGGCAAGTAACGGTTTCATCGCCCGCGCCCGTTGTTGCGTTAAAGGTAAATTCGTAATCGTTCATACCGGTGCATCCTCAAAGTTTTCGGGATTGAATTTAGGGCGTTTGTTGCCCTTATCTTTTGGGTTTGGAAATGGGGGAAATGGCCACATAGGTTTGCTTTCTAAAAGACCGTGATGTAACGGCGTACAAACATTATAAGCGGGCTAATACACATTTCAACACTTTGTTTAATTATTCTGTTGCTTTTATGCCTTGGCGTTCGTTAGCCGATTCGGTGCGCCAAATTTCCGATTTCATTTGGGCGGCGGTTAGTTGCCACTTCAATGTTTCCTCGATTTCGATTGCAGCGCCCAAGCCTACCAATAGGTCCTGATATTCCTGATGCGCATAGGCTTCGCGTTCTTGGCTAACCGCGCTTTCAAAACCGGCTTCCATTGCTTGTTTCATCAACAAGGCTTTTTTGGTTTTGCGGAATTCTTCCAAGTACATCCGTTCGGCTTTTGCTTTGGCATACTTAGGTGCGTTGGCCATGATAAATTCAATGGCTTTGTAAGGTGCGTTCATTTGATAGCCCCAATCATTCTTAAAGCCGCTTCAGGGCTATTAACTACACAATAAGGACCGCCTAACCATTGCTCTTTCCATTCCAATTGATTTTTATTTAAACCTTTTCTTCCATAAGATGTTTTTGGATTTTTTATTTCCATCAATATGGTTTTTGATTGAAAGCCAACAATTAAATCAGGAAATCCTTTTCCAACATGAGACATATCAATTACATAAGCCCCAACTTTTGTCATTGCATCAACAATTAAATTGTGATTTGCATCTTTTTTTCGACCGTACATTTCAATTTTCTCCACGGCGGCAAACCCTGCTCTTTTAGGGCCACCATTTTTTTTAAAACATTCATAAGAGCAAAAAATTCTTTCACATGATTTTGAAAAAGTAAAAAATTTATTGCAATGTAAACAGTTGGCTTTTGCTTTTTTGTTTTCCCTATGTGCCAACATACATTCTTTTGAACAAGTAACCTTGTTTGAATTTGCATCGCATCTAAACAATTTTTTACAATTTTTACATTCTTTATGATGGCCTTTGTTTATCATTTTTAGCCTTTACTGTATTCATTCTTCGTTTTAAATCATCGGCTGCTTGTTGCCCGCGCTTGGCGGCAATTTCTTTTATGGTTTTGTTCCACCATTCGATTGCTTCGCCCTTACCTTCTTCTAAATGCTTTTTGCGGTATCGGGCAACCCATTCCCGTGCCTCGCAATCCTTAAAGTGTTCCATGTCCATCAATGTCGCCAGTTAGTTCCAAGGCTTTGCGTATCACCCATTGCGGGTAACTAACCCCATCCCGCACCCTGTCCAATATTCGCATCGCCATTTCGTGTGTCATGCTTTAGCCCTTAATGCCGCCATCTTTGCCAATACTTCCAACGATGGCGGTACGGCGCGTTTGGAATCTTCTTTAATCTTTTCTAACGCGGGGTCGGGTAAATTGTTCATTGGTACGGTTACGCGGGCAATGTCGGCAGGGTTAACCTTCGGTGCTACCCAATCTGCTTCAAAACCAACCCATTGCTTTAAACAACAATGGCTAATTGCTTGCTCAAGTGACCAACCCGCTTTTTCAACTTGTTTAACAAATCCATTCCAACCAGTTTCGGTTAATGTCTTGGCTTTTTTTTCTTTGCGAACTGTCATCCAATCATTCCAAACTTGTTGTGAAACAGAATCAGGACAAGCAACGCTAGTTGCGCTATCTTTCTTTTTAGAAGGTGAAGATGTAGATGTAGATGAAGGGGTTGATTTTTGTTTATCCTTAACGATAACCTTATGGTTAACCTTTAAGTTAGGATTGCCACCTAATTTACCGCCTTCAGCGCGTTTTTGTCTTAATTCTTCATCACGAATCATGCGCCTTGAAAAAATTGCGCCGTTATCAATATCGTAAACGCCCGCTTCATGTAATTCATGCAACCAACCTTGTACAACTTCTAAGGTTTCACCAACCATACGAGCAAGGTTAGCGGGTAGGATAACCTTATCGGCAACCTTTAAATAACCATAAGGTGAACCTTCGTGCATAAAACAAATCATGTCTATCCACAAACCTCTAGCCCCTGTTGAGCATGAACGCAAAGCAGTATCGCGTAACCAATCACTTGGGTAGAACTGGAATGATGGGCGTTTCATTTTTTCACCCACCAATCTGAACAAAAACTACCCATGTTGTAAAGGGCTTGTTCATATTCGTATTCAATTGGTGTTTCAAATCCAATAAATCCTGCAAGCAAGAAAAAAACTTCATCCCGACTGTTAGGCCCATCTAATGGAATTCTTGCAATCAAATCATGAAATTTATCTTCAATGTCATGTTGATTTTTATGGCATTGCCAACATAAACAAATCAACTGATTGTTGTCATATTCCCAAACTTTTCGACCACGAATGTAATGCTTGTGATGAACATGAAGTGTTGATTCTTTATCCCCGCAAATTTCGCAAGAAAAATCAGAATAATCTAAAACTTCTAAACGCTTTTTTTGCCAACGAGGGTCTAATAACTGTTCCGCATAGGTAGTTTTTGTACGCATTTAAGCATCTCCGCAAATCTCCCAAAAAAGAAACGGCGGCAGGCGGGGAGTTCGCTTTTCGGTTTGCTCATGACTTCAAACCTAGCCGTGTTTCAAAACATTGTACTAAAGAATCATCATCGTATGCAAATCTTTGCGTTCCTGATGGGTCATAAAATAATACAACCCTTGCGTGTAATCTTTGTGCAAGTGATAGCAAATTAGGTGATACAAAGAATCTTCCATCGATTGATTTGCATACGCAAATGCAAGATGTTCCATTGTCAAAGATTTGTGATGTAAGTATTTTTCTATTTTTGTCATTTGAACCATTCGGGTTTAAGTACCTTTAATTGCCAAAGCCTAGCCTTGGGTATCTCTTTCCACAAACTAATTGCGGGTTGTTTGATGCCCAATAACTTTGCAAGTTCGGTTTGATTGCGTACTTTTTTTAACAATTCTTGTTTGGTCATACCCCATTATAAGCCAACTAATACAATAAGTACATTAGGGAAAGTACCTACAAAATAATTTAAGAAAGTTGTTGACACACATATTAGTTGGCTTATAATTCACCCATGCCCTAACTTCTAGGGTCTTTTAGAAAGGCAATCAAATGAACGCACCATCTTTTAGTTTCAACTATGTTGAAAGAACCCAACCCAATAGTTACTTTGGCGTTTTCTGCATCGTTAACGATGACGGTGAATGTTTTGAAACTTTTTCTTTTGATGATGTTGAAAAAGGTTATCAAGTTTGGTTAACTTATTTGACCAAAGAAGAAAAAGCCCAATGGGATGATTATGTTGCAGATTGCGATGCCGCAGAATCAGTTTGGCAAGAACAACAAAAAGAACGCTTGCATTTCTCTTTTAACTAAAACAAACGGGGGCTTAGTCCCCCATGAAAGACAAAACATGAAACACAAAATCATTACCACTTTAATTGAATGTACTTTGGCAATCGTCATCTTTGGCGGTATTGGTGTACTACTGGCATGGCGGGGTTAAACATGAAGTTCATTTATCGATTACAAGATTTGTGGCGTATGCCATCATCAACGGAAATGGCAGCTAAAGAACTTGAAGAAGCCAAACGCCGTTTTCTAGATGCTCAATCAGCAATGGAATACGCCCGCCGTATGTCGGATTACCACGCCGACCGAATCAAACGCTTAACCAATTATTTAGAAAGTTCAGAATGAAAAACTTAGCAACCGCATTGGTAAAAGCACAAAAGGCGTTTGGCCCTGCTTTAAAGACATCTACAAACCCGCATTTTAAATCGCGTTACGCCGACCTTGCTTCTTGCGTTGAAGCGGTTATAGACGCGCTAAACAACAACGGCATTTTCTTGTTTCAAACCACTTCAGAACATATCGATGGCATCATCTGCGAAACAAGTTTTTTGCATGAATCAGGTGAACGGTTAGATTGCGGCAAACTATTCTTTCCCGCACCCAAGCATGACCCGCAAGGTTTTATGTCGTGCTTAACTTATATTCGCAGGGCTTCATTGATGGCGGCTACGGGGCAAGCCCCCGAAGATGACGATGGCAATGCTGCGGTGCGTAAGACTACGATTGATGAAACGGTGCTTATAGACCACTTAGCCGCTATTGAAGCATCAACCGACCAAGATAGTTTAAAGAACGCCTACAAAGCCGCCTATACCGCTTGTAACGGCAATGCTGATTGGCAAAAGAAAGTGATTGCCGCAAAAGATAAAGTTAAAGCAAAACTGTAATGTGGCGCAAAAGGGAAATAGGGGAAATGATGACACAAGATGAAATTATTGAAATGGCTAGACAATCGGGGCTTGTAGGCAAACCAACCTATACCAAAGGGCTTATAAACTTTGCTAATTTAGTAGCACAAAAAATGCGTGACAAAATTTACGCAGAAGAATTTGAACTACCAAAACCAAGATTAACGGGCAAGTTTTCAATCACCGCAGGGCAGTTTAAATGTACAGGTTGCACAGGTACATGGAAAGACCGCGAAGATGCTAAACACCATTCATGTAAAGATTACCAATGACTAAAACAGAACTATTAGACCACTTTGCGGTTATTGCGATGACCGCGCAAATTGAAAAATTTGGAATTACAAATTATTTTTCGTTAGCACAAAGTTCATATCGTTTAGCAATAGAAATGTTAGAACACCGCGACAAAATTCATGCTGAATGGGAAAAAAAAGAAGAACAACAAATTTTATATAAAACCGCTAATTTGCATGAATTAAATTTGCCAGTTAGATATTTTAATTGTCTAAGGGCAGAAGATATTTATACAAAAGAACAGTTGTGTAAGTGGGATATTCGCGATTTGAGAAAAATTCCTAATCTTGGCGCAAAAGGTGTGCGACTTGTTATGGAAGCAATGGCAGAAACCAATCTAAAACTAAAAGGTCAAGAATGATTGAAAAAGTTGAACAAGGTACGCCTGAATGGTTTGCCGCACGATTGGGTAATGTCACGGCATCCCGCGTTGCTGATGTAATTGCCAAAACCAAAAGCGGTTATTCGGCATCACGCGAAAACTACATGGCGCAATTGATTTGCGAACGCATGACAAACACGGTTGCAGAATCGTACACAAATGCGGCAATGCAATGGGGTACGGAAACCGAACCACTTGCCCGCGCCGCTTATGAATCTATAGCCGATGTTTTGGTTGATGAAGTAGGGTATGTTCAGCACCCACGCATTGAACGCGCAGGGGCATCGCCTGATGGCTTGATAGGCTTGTTTGGGTTACTTGAAATTAAATGCCCTAACACCGCTACCCATATCGACACATTGATTACTGAACAAGTGCCTACAAAGTACATAACGCAAATGCAATGGCAAATGGTTTGTACGGGTCGGGCTTGGTGCGATTTCGTATCGTTTGACCCACGCCTACCAAGCGGGTTACAAATGTTTGTTAAGCGGGTTGAATTTGATGCGGAATATGCGGCAACGCTTGAAATAGAAGTGGTTAAGTTCTTAGCCGAACTAGATACCAAAATTAGTAAACTGAATGAAAGATTGAACCATGTCAACTAAATTAGATTTAATCGCCGTAGTGGGCGAATACACCGATGCCCAAGGCAACAATAAAAAACGGTTTGCCAAGGTCGGTACGCTATGGGATAAGGGGCAAGGCATCAGCATTAAGATTGACAATATGCCGCTTAATTGGGATGGTTGGTTAAGTGCTAAACCGCCGCTAGAACCCAAAACAACTAAGCAATCCGCGCCTGTATTTGATGACCTTGATGCGCCCTTTTAAATAACACGGGGGGAAAGTTAAGTTTGTGGCGTTCCTTTGGGAAATCGCGGCGAAGCATAAACTTAATAAGTACCCCCACCTATAGGATAAGACAATGAACTACAAGCAAATTTTTAACAAGATGTTTCCCGAATTTCCACGCGTTAGGGCGCATGACCCACTAACATCATTTGAGGCAGCAGAGGCTATTAAGCCAGTTGTCTCTCAGCACTACCAAACCATCTTAGATTGCCTACAAAAGCATGGCTCGCTTGGTAAGGATGGGATAGCGTCATTGACTAACCTAGATGGTAATCAAGTCGCTAGACGCTTAAACGAAATGAAAGTGCTAGGTCTTATCTATCTAACAGGTAAGACAGTTAAATCTAACTCTGGACGCAATGAGAGAGAGTGGTCTACTTAGACGCTACACCCTTTTGTTTCTCAAATGTTCTCATCCCCGCTATACCCAAGATTCCAGATAACATAACCCACAGTTGTTCAGCATCTAGTAGCGGAGGAGGAGACATTTCAGCAGCGACGTAGTTCATAGCCTGTAGCCACTTCCATGCCCACCCAAGTATCGGATATAAAAGAAACTGGTAAGCAAGGGCAGCAGCACCAATCCAACCCACAGCAGGTCTCCACCCAGATACAAACAAGCTAGAACTCTTGGCTTCTTCCTTGTTTACGTTAATCTGCGCTATGTCGATAGCTTGGTCTAGCTTTCTGTTCTCAATCTCCAACTGCATTTTCTCTTTGTCAGTTGTGATTAAGTCCCCTGCTACCTTACCTACCGAGTCAATGATTGAGGAAATGTTAAGTAAGTTCATTTCAGTCCTGACAATGTACGATTAACCCAACCTAACAAAAACTTAGATTGTGTTCTGTTCTTATTGCAAATCTCAGCGTACCTAGCAATCTTGGCTAAAGCATAAGATTTACGGAAGTCTCCACCATTCTGATTGTTTAACAACTCTATAGTCTTAGAACCCATACCGCCATCAGGAGTGGCATTAACAACGATTTGAGCAATCTTTACAGCCATAGACATACCAGCGTTAACCCCAAAGTTAAAAATGCTACTGGCAACCTCCTGTGAGGCTATCTCATCCCCTCGCATCTTGTCCCAAAACTCACGCTTGTAGAACTCACGAACCAATGGTGTAGCACTACCAAAGTCTTTCCTGTCAATCAATGCCCAACCATCCCATTGAGGGTTCTTGTTTCTAGCAATACCTGCGTAGGTCATTCCACCAGTATCACCCTCAACATCGTGAAGGACATAACCGCCTTCATCCTTCATCATTTGCTCAAAAGCAGGTAAAAAAGTAGCCATGCTATTCCTTACATTTAGGTTTGTCTTCATTTTGCATGAGTTTGATACCAGACAGGAATCCAATCATGCCTCCGATAAGAGTAGAAAAAGCGGGTGAAATCATCTTGAAAATCTCTGCGTTGTCCACTTCCTTTGCCCATAACCCCAACATAAAGCTGATTACCATAGCCAACACGGAGATACATAGGGTTGTGCTTACCATAAGAGTCACCCAAAGGGTTAACTTGTCCTTGGTGTCCATTGCAGGTTTCTTGGGTATTGGTTTTCTGGTCATACATAAATATCCAATTTACGATTAGTAAAAATCTCAAGGTTAAGTTGATTGCGTTCTGCCTTCTTTACATACAACTCAAACTCAAGAGTATCAATTTTGTCATCCATCTTTTTCATCTTTAACGCTTGCTTATAGTCCTCAGTCATTTTTTCAGCCCTACGCTCAAGCACATCTGTTTTAGTCGGATAGCCCTCTGGTTGCACCATTGGATACCATTTGTGTATTGGCGTAATCACTTCTTTTCACGCTCTAGTGCCTCTTTGTATCCGTGAACTACTTTGCTTCTAAGCCATGTGGAATCTGACGCACCCGCCCACTCGGACAGGTTGTTCCAAATGACTACATATTCCGTTGACTTGCAATGTTGGGCGTTTTGATCGAGCCACGCCATCATTTCTTTGTGCCGTTCTGTAGGATCGTGCGTTGTGTAGCCAATCCCATAAAACTCGCGCACATGACAACCATTCTTGGCTATCGCACCTACTAGCCCAAACAATAATAAAAGTATGAGCCAACGCATCCATTTACTTTGACCAATAGTGTGAAATATACCCAAGAATTGTAGAAGTTGCAGACACAAACACCATGCCCATCCAAAAACCGCCACGGCCTTTGTTGGCTAGTTCAATCAGCGTTTCAAGTTGGGATTCCATCTTGTCAATCTTGGCTTCCATTGATTCAACTTTTTGCCAAAGAACCCCGTATTTGACCAAATCAATGTCAGACATACATTACGGGGCATCAGGCCAAGTGATTGTCCAAGGAAAGCCTGATTGAGCAGTAATGTCACGCAAGGCTTGGCGGTATGTAGCCCACACTGCTTTGTCCACAGGAGCATCAGCTACTTGTGTCCAATCAGAGCTAGATAGCTTGGCATTACGTTCTTGGCGAACCGCTTTTCTTTGCTCAACTGTTTGCTCATCAGATGGCGTAGTGGAGGGCAACGGAAAGTCACCATCTACAACATCACTAATTTCACCTTGACCAATGACAGTAAATGGTAAGTCTGCTGGGCCGTCAACCCGATAGCGATCTTCAAGAACTTCAACAGAGTTGTACGGGCCAAATTTTCCCGTTGCTGTAGTAATCTTTTTCATGTTAATTCAACCCTTCTTATTGTCAAACTTGTAGTAGATCCTACTACTGTTGGGTACGCTCCCCAACCAACAGCAGTTGAAAGTGAACTATTAAAAACTTTAATGTTAATAGTAAATGCAGACTGTTGCAATTTAGATGTATATGTTCCATCAGAAGAAAAACTAAATGGATTAGGAGAATTTCCAAATGGCACAATTTTTCCACTTGAAAGTCTTAGAGAAATACCATTAGTACCACTAGTGTTGGAGTTTGGTAAACCACTTAGCGGAGCAGTGTAACTTGATTGTCCTATAGCGTTTGCACCCGAAGTAGGATACATAGCAACAAATTGTTTTTCTAATGCGGGAGAACCAGAAGAAATACCATATTGGTCATAAGCACCAGTAATAGTTGCTGCGGGTCTTAAAAAAACTTTTCCTGTACTTAAAAATCCAAACATTCTAGTATTAGTGGCTGTTGGATATTCTGTTCCAACAGTAGCAACCCCTGCCGTATCAGTAATAACATTTAAAACATCAGTGCTGCCCGTTCCAGTATGAATAAATGCTTGGTTGCTAAATACTTGCATTTGATAAGCTACACTTGCACTATTAGTTAAAGTTGTTGCAGCGGCAGAAATAGTAGCAACAGTTGCCGCTACAGATACAACAGCACAAGTTGTAGCAGTGCTTGATGTTCTATATGCAAGTGCTACGTTATTTGTACTAAGTAAACCAGTAATAATATCAGCAGAAGTGCTAATTGTTTTAGAGGCAGCAGTTCCACCCGTAAGTGTTGTTCCGCTAACTGTAATCGGATAAGCATACACAGTTGATGCAGAAGTGCTGCTAAATGCTAATAATACAGAACTAGAAATTGCATACGAATGATGACTTCCCCCTGAAGTTCCTCCCGCATAAGCTAATTCAGCACCAATAGAGGGGGTTGTTCCGCTTACGGTAATTGCTCTAAATCTTTGTTGTGTTGAACTATTATTAGTGTAGTTTAAAACATAGCTTGTTCCCACTGTTACTAAACGTGTATTTGCTAGAACAAAATAACATTGTGAAGCCAAAGTTGTTGCAACTGCCGTATTTACAGTTATTGTGCTTCCGCTAATGCTTAAAACAACAGTCTCAAGAGCTGAACCAGTAGTTTGATCTAAAGAACAAACTAAAACAGCAGTCGAAGAAATTGCAACTATAGTAATACTGTTAATAGTATCAAATTGACCTGTCCTGACAAGAACTACAGTACCAAATGTTTTAGTGCTGTTGTCAAACACAACAGCTTGCAAACTTACATCTCTATATATGAGTAATAATTCTTTATTTGCATCAAGTGCAACAGTTTGTACAAATATTGCAGTTGCGCTTGTTGTTACCGCACTTGCTAGTGTTAATGTGTAATCACCATATGTTATGTCTGTACCAATAGGAGAAACTGAAGTTGCAGTTGATGCAATTGAAATAGAACCTGATCCATTTGTAATGGAAATGCCCGTTCCCGCAGTTAATGTGGTGCGAGTAAAACCCGTACCATTACCAATATCCAAAGCACCATTAGCGGGTGTAGTAGTTAAACCAGTTCCACCATTAGCGATAGGTAAAGTACCCGTCACATTGGTTGCGGCATTAACAAATGTTGTTGATGTCGTTCCAGTG